TAGGAACGGCAATACAACGGTCTAGCGGCGGGTTTTCTTCGATGAAAGCCGAATCAAGGACCGGAGCCGTCGCAAACTCTTGAGACAGGTGCCAAGAGTCGAGAGACTGGGGGAAGCTCGATCGAAACTCGCCGGTGATCTGACTGGGTTTGTAACGGTACTCAGCGTAACGTTCCTGATAACCAAACACCTTGTCATCATCTGTCGGAACTCCGCTCGCAAAAATTTCCTTTTGCAACACAGCCTGTTCCCCAATATGCGACAGCGCCGGCCAATAAAAGTCAAAGCGCGTCTTCCGGGAGAACATCCGGTTAACACCTTGCTGATAGGTCAGATCGGCACGAACCGAAAGAACACCGATGATAAGACAGTGCTCAGTAAAGCTACTGCTAAACCCATGCCCAGAAAAAGTACTAGTCCCATAAGCGGCCAGATTACCTTGCGGAGTTTCCGCATAAGCGCCAGTCGGCGAAGTTTGTACGACGGGGGTAACGTTGATGGGAGAAGAACCACCTCCCAAATACTCGGGTCGTTGAAGTCGCGCATCTGGGGAAGTCACTCCAAAATGAGATTTGATAAGCTCCGTATAACGGGTACCGCCGCGCGCATCGCGCTCAAAAACCTTTTGAATCTGAAACGCCTGACGCAACGAATTAATCGTGGCCGCAGTCGCCTGACTCAAATCCGTAAACAACGTACCATTCGGGTCCAACGTAACCCCGCCCCCAGGCGATGAAAGAATCCCGCCGACCGCGCTAATTGCACCGTTCGACGGCGTCGTACCGCCGGCATCCGTAACGCCCCACTGCCCATAGCTCGTATTCGCATACACAGGCGCCGACGTACCGAGCGGAATCTGAACTCCGGGCCCTTTCTGAGGCCACGGCAAAGCACTCGTAAAATAATCATGACGCTTCCCGCGACGGAGCAGACCATAATCCGCAACATCATCCGGCCCATCATCGGTCGGCACATTCACCGAATCCTGAAGGTTCTGATCCCGATACCACTCGTTCCAAATCAGGTTATACGCCCGATGAAAGAGCGCGGAAACAGACAGGTTGGCAACACCAACAGGTAGGCCGAAATAGTCCTCCAGCGAATTGGCACTCCAACCACCAGCTGGAGCAACAATCTGCGGAATCGTGAAATCCGTCGAATCACCAGGATTTTTCTGCTCACCATTAAATTTCTGCCAGTTATCCCACACCAAGCGAATAGGTACAGAGAAAAACTGCGTATCCAGATACATATTGTCCATGAGCGGGACGATTGGCGTTGCCAATCGGGCAAGAGCGGAAACGCGGGCACTGAAGGTATCTCCTGGCAAAGCCTCATCAAGAAGAAACGGAATAAGCAAACCCGCATCAAATGTCGTCTTGTACCCATGCGACCGGTCAAACGAAGAACGCGGAATATCAGCCTTAGGTACTTGGCTGAAAGTGTGTTTCATTACAGAACGCATTACGCAACCTCCGCAAGAATATAGTCAGCACCCTTGGCCAACAGTTTAGGAATAGAAACCGGCTCAATCTCGCCGGAAAGCTCATTGAAAGAACCCAACAGATGCAGCTCGTAGTCCTGCGGGAACTTGTCCACCATCGAGCGGGTATCACTCACCGCCCTGGCAAAGTCGCGAATAGCTGTTTCCTCAGTAGCCGAAGTAAACGGAGCTGAGAAGAAACGCGCCTTTTGGTCATAAACAGAACAGATCACATTCATAGAACACCTTTTTTAAGATTAACACGCGCCTGGACAACTTCCATACGCGCCTTGAGTCGGGAGGGAGTTTGATCAGCCCGATGTTTCTGAGCTGCCTTAAGACGATCCTTTTTGAGAACCTCCAGCATCTTCGCGTCGATATCTTCCAACATGTTGTCGTAGTAACGCGGAGGGCTGCGTTTGCGTCCTTTTAGAACAATGAAATCTGAGGGGTACACCTCGCCGGAGTATCTATCAAACCACCCTGCTCCAATGCCAGGTTTGAGCGACATAAGCGCAAACTCCGGTGATCGCGACCCGTAATGACCAGCAGCCAACTGACCATTGACTTTCTTGATGCAGTACTTAGCCACGTAATGCGCCGACTGGATAGAGACCGAACCAATGAAGCACTTACCTTTTCCCCAGAGGGAATCGAGTAAATCCGACGTATAAAGTTGGTCTCCCTGATCATTTTTCGAGTGTGGACGCTTGTCCGCAAAGTCAGCGCCGAAGATGATCGCATGGTAATGCGCCCTTTCTGTTTGATCGCCGTACTCGCCACAGGCAAAGTAACGGATGCGGCCGTCGTGCTGAAAGCGAAGCCGCTTCATGAAATCCTGGAAGTCCTTTTTCACCAAAGAGCCCCCAGGCGGTAAATGGTCGTCGTCGTAAGTGAGGGTAAGGAAGACATTGAGATCGTGCAGTGACGCCTCGTGCGTGATCCTTGTAGCCCAATCCTGCGTCCGATCAATCCGACAGCCGATGCACTGACCGCAGGCGACCGTAACGCGAAGATCGACGAAACCACGCTTAGGAACCTCGATGGGTTTCAGGCATGGCATCTGGCATCACAGACGGATACCGCCCCGCATCGGGTTGCCGGCAAAATTCTTGGCGTGGCTGCGCGACGCACTTTTCGAGAACATGGCCTTGGATTTCTTGTTGCTGACGCTGTGTCGTTTCATGGAAATAGTCCTTTAAGAGAGACACCAAAACTAGGATTCCGAGGAGTTCGGGCATTTTTTGAAGTTTTGCTGTCACCTAGCACAGTTATGATCAAGGAAAATAACTGTGCTGGGCGGGATTGTCAAGAGGAAGAAGAAGAAGAGGGAGTAGAGACCGCCGACTGACGCGCTTCGCTTGTCGCCTCCAAGTTAGCTGGCGCTAACTCGGAGGGAGATTTTTTAAGAAGGCCCAATTGATACATTTCAGGCCTATTGGCCTCGTCCTGGACGTAGTCCAGGAACGCGGCCGGATCGTTCGCAAAGCGATTGCGAAGCGAAGACGGAAGATCATTGAAGAGGCGTTGCGCCTCAAGAACCTGATCCTGCATCTGAGCGAAGTCAAAACCGGCCGACACGTCCAGGTACTGGGGCGCACGCTCAGAGATAACGGGCATTTCGCCCGTAGACTGATAACGAGCCATAATCGTGTTTATGTCACATTCCTCCCGGAATGATTGTTTAGTCCACCGAGAGTTAGGTGGGAACGTAAGAGAAGTATTAGTAAGACGATTAGTAAGAGATTGAAAGGGAGAAGAAATATTAGAGAGACGAGACACGATAGGCTCCTATTTGAAGAATTTCACAACATTAGGAAAGATTTTATCGGCAACTTTGCCGATCACACCAGAAGCAGTACGAAGAAGCGGATTAGCCGCTATCCAAGCAGTTAGCCCAACATCCTCCAGGGTGTGGGCAGTACGGGCAGCTACGCCCGTCAACGATGCCTGAACATCATGCAACGAAGCACCAGAACCAAGCGCACGAATACGCGCATCAATCTCGCGCAGCTGAGCGAACAGATTAGACGTTTCCTGTTCCATTTTTCTAACCTCTGTCGGCGCTTTCCCGGCCGTCGCCCGTTTCCACTCGGCATCCGCATGAAGCTGGTCAATCGCCGCATCCACCTGCCGAATATGCGCCTCATGCGTAGGCGTACGCGCACGAATTTCATCCGCTTCGGCTTCAGTTTTATCAACCGTCGCCTTCGCTAACATAAACTGAGCTGCAGTTGCGAGGGCTGGCGTGATCGCATCAACCGTATCCGCCTTTTGCGCATGGCCCGAAGCTCCTGACGGAACTGAGGCCCGACCCATTGCACCGGCAGACGAAGCCCCAACAGGCGAAGAAGATCCCATTCCGCCGGTTCCCGATAGAATGGGATTAAGGCCCGCGGCTCGTAAATCCGCCACTTCACGTTGATGCGCACTAGACGACATCCTTTCTTGGAAGGCCATTTGTTTGGCCGTCGACGCCTCCTGAAAACGCATCTGCGACTGCGCCTGATCGGCTTCCCAATTACGCGCTATCGCTGCCTGTTCCTGGGCCCAATTACGCTGATTCCCAGCAGACTGCTCCGAACGAAGCCAAGCCTTTTTCGCCTCCTTTTTCGCCGTACTGGCCTTCGAAAATCCACCAAGAGCCGAAAGGCCGCTCGCGGCCGCTCCAACCCAATTGCCGGACGCCAAATTCAACGCACTGCTCGCCAGCTGGCCATAATTAACCCCGGCACCACCCGTCACATCGACATTCTTGACGGACTGATCCGGGATATCGTAGGTCGGCATCGACCAATCATCGACGTAGGCCATGATCAGAAGTGATCAATAAGACCAGGCACACCGTAGACCGGCATCGGACGCGTACACTTCATTTGGATGTAACTGTCAAACAAGAAGTGCGGCTCACTAGGAACGGCAATACAACGGTCTAGCGGCGGGTTTTCTTCGATGAAAGCCGAATCAAGGACCGGAGCCGTCGCAAACTCTTGAGACAGGTGCCAAGAGTCGAGAGACTGGGGGAAGCTCGA